CTTTTAACCAAGTAGGAAACCTCGGTACTAAGCATAGTAGTTCCAGAAGCCGTAATTTGCTTATTAGCAACCCCTGATGCTCCCAGTTGGTCAATCGCAGCAAGCCCACTACAATTCACCCAAAGACCACCATCATCTAGAACTTCCATCTTAACACCGAGGGTAGCTAAGTTACCAGCAGCACCGCAGCCTACGAGGAAGGAAGAAGCGTTAGCACTATTCTGGTCGGAGAACGCTCCAATATTATCTGTATCAAGTTCTCCTCCTAGGACCTTCTTAAGACCTAGACCAGTATTGGCCCCTTCAGTAGAAGATAAAGTAATAGTTCCCTTGGGAATAGTAAATACCTTGGCATTAACTACCTTAGCCCGAAGTTGATCATAAGCAGTAATAGTAAACCGTACTGAAGAAGTTCCTAGGTCTGCGCTTCCAATTGAGGACATACCAAGATCGGTAGAAACAATCTTAATAGGATTAGCATGAGTACCACTTACGATAATAGCGGGACACCCTCCAATATTAACGGCTGCGGAGGCTTCTAAAGCCCCCGAAGCGCAGCGGATAAACCGCATGGAGTTCGTTGCTTCTAAAATTTCCAAAGCCCCTTCAAGAGCTTGGCCCTTAATAGCCTCTGAAGGCTCTCCAAACTCTAGAATGAGTTGAGCAGGGCTTGTAATTAAAGTTGCTTTTTTGTTATTAAGACCAGCTATAGGACCGCGACTTGCGAAACCTACGATCCCAACAACAGATGAATTAAGGGTGGGGGAATAATCCGATACATCTTTTTCAATGACATATACACCGGGACTTACGAAATTTGGCATTTAAATTCTCCTGTTATTTCTATGCGTTTTTGATAGTAATTAGCTTTCGTTGTTGATAACGAATGCAATAATCTGTGAGATAGGAAGCGGGTACAGTAATAGACTGTCTAGGCTCAAGGTAGTAATCTTTTATACCCTTTTCGGTCCTTAGAGGCAAACTCCAACTTTGTAAACTGACATTGGTAATCTTCTTCATAGTGTCTCTCCTTAGTATATACAAGTTTCGATGGGGTTTTTGTCCATTTTTTTTAGTATAATGTAGTGTCTACATTAAACTCTTCAATTTCCCCTGTAGAGGTGATTAAAAATTTAGGATTAGGTATATAAGCTTCCACTTTTATCTTAAAACTTCTCCTAATAATCCTTTCCTGCCTATCAGAAGTTTCGAGGGTGGAGTTATCCACCTCTTGATCAATAAAAGATAACGCAGTATTCGTATAGCTGTTTTCTATTACTAAGTCGGGGTTGAACATTAAACGAATTTGCTCTACCAACTGGTCTAGATTACTCTTGTACTTAGCCCAGATGTTTATCCCATACTCAATGTCCACAGCCCGTGGAGCTATGCTTAGAACCCTAAAAGCCCTCTTCTTTTCATCACTCCACCAGCTTTCTGAAACAACATTAATAGAGGTTCGTCGCCTATTGTCTGAGTTCTGAGAAGAATCTTGATTAATGGAGATAATGGGTAGAATAATGTTATTCTCCTGCTTCAATTTTCCAATAGTTCTTTCAGGATTAGCGTGAATACACTTGACCCCTAACACCTCGTTCTCTGAGTTGATATACTTAAGTGTATTAAGTTTTCCTATTAAGAATCTAAGAGATTCCCTATAGAAAAGGGGGATATTATTCTTCTGTTGGGTTCTTCGCGCAATTTTATCTCTAGCCCAAACAAAAGCCTGAATGTTTTGAGAGGTATTAGGAAAGGTTGCCTTAGAAGCAGTTTCTATTTGATTAATTTTATAGGTCATCGTATTTCTCCTCTAAAGTTTGAACGGTTCCCACCATTCCAGGTGCCTCTGAGGTCTTAGTAAGAGGAACATCCTGCACATCTGCGGAGTCTCGTAGGAGTTTAGCTGCACAAACTAAGTGGTATACACCATAGATTTCAAAACTATCTTCCTGTACTTCAATGATTTCATACCTCTGATTTTGGAAACGAGGCTCTAATACATCTCCAGGTTTTAAATGTCCCTTAATACGCTGCTCCATGTAGGTCTTATTAAAAACAAATAGCTGATCGTTAGCTAATTCTATTCCAAATTGACCCAAATTTTCCTCTAATACCTTAGGCTCGTAGTGACCATAAACTAAAACAGGAGTCTTAGAGACGGGCTTATTTCGTGCTTCCATATACACCTCATCATACTGATCCTCTCCCTGCAAGTACTGGTAATATAGAATTTCCGATCCACTAATCTTAATCATTTCATCATCTACAATATTAAATAGATTAATGTCAGGGTTAGTGGGATCAAAGAAATTTAATCTACCATCCATTTCCTCTAGCTCAGGAATAGGAGGGGGTGTTACCCCTACTTTGAAGTTATCTTGTTTCATTAGTATGTTGAGAAGCGGGGTGGTTCTTCGAACTCATCAAGGAGCCGCTTAATTAGTTTTTCTTTTCCCTCTGCACTTTCCTTAACCAGGGCTTCCCCATTTAGCCTAGCTCCTCCTCCAGGTGAAGGTACTGTTTGATATTTACCTCTGATCTGACCCAAGGCTCCCTTCGCACAGGCTAACGCATACTGCTGTAGCCAATTCCTGTAAGCGGGGTGGAGAGTGTTAGAATTTAACGCCCTGTATACTACAATAACTGTTTGAGGAGTCACTACAGGTCTAGGAACAATGTGTAAGAATTGGTTATCTAATACACTAAACGCACCCTCTTGACCTAGAATCTTTCTAGTCATCTCTAAGTTCTGTTGCAAGAGATAAAAATCTCCTACCCCAAAATTTTGGAAGAGATAATTGTCTTGAAAGTATTTAATGAAAAAGTCAAATTCTAGAGTCCCTGCTTGGGACTGGACAGAAAGCAGGGTCTTTTTATAAACCACATACTCTAAGTTGTTTAGGATGTAGGGAGGGAGTTGGTAGGTACTTATCCCAGCCGAAGCATCAAAGGTAACAAATTGTTGAGCGAATAAGGGGGCGTGGTTATACATCGTACCCACGGCTTCATCAATACAAGTTTTAAGTTGAAAAGGCGTAAGCTCTACTCGTACAACGGGATGTCCTAACTGAGCTAAAATATAATCTTTTATTGTCTCGTCAAAATGAGTCCACTCTACTCCATCTTTATAAGTAGTGGCATTTAAAGTTTCATAGTTAATCTCATTCTTAGCGAATGCACCATCAGCCTTTCCATCCAGAACAGATTGTCCTGCATATCTACTAAAACTATTTCCCCATGCCGCTAATTTCGGTACTACTGCCATTATTTAGATTCCTCTGTGCTTTGAGTCTAGATCTAATTAGACCTCTAGAATATATAGGTAAAAAAGAAGGGCGGGGAAACTTAATTTCCCCGCCCTTATTACAGTCCTAACAAGAGTTAGTTATCAGGCACTAACTTTGTTACCCGTCACCTTGTTGTATGGTGGGAACAGGAAGTCAGTGGTTGCTCCGACGAGTCGAATGATCCGATAGAATCGTGACTCAGGAGTAACCGCTGCCTTACCGTAACGGGTGAGAATTCCCTTCCTTGGTTGGAAGGTCTCGGGATCGGTGATGGTTGGTAGCTGCTGGAGAGGGATGTAGGGGCAATAAACATACCCTGCATCCATAGGACCAGTGCCCTTATAACCAATCATGATCTCGTCTTCTGGGTACATAGGATCAACATAGAGATCATACTTACCAGCAAACTTACCCTTATACTCGATGGAGTTAGCGGTAATGTTGGTAGGACGATCACTAGGAGCTAACCCACCCTCAAGCTTCGCAGCCGATTCCAGCATAGAAGCGATAATGGGTGATGTTACCATCCAAGTACCAGGACCACGGAAAGTGGTACGGTAGATGTCGTTTGAAGCGAAGTTAATCGCTGCAAGCAGGTTCGCATACACCATGCCAACATGCTGAGGAGCAAAGTTGTTGGTGTTGTTATCCATAAACATCTTCTTAAGGTCTACGAGGTAAACATTGCTGTTAGAACCAGAAGTGTTAACTGGTGCGTTAGCAAAATCGTAGAGATAAGAGCCGGGAGTAAAGCCCTCAATGCCCGTACCAGATGCTGGAGTATGAAGAGTACCAGTCTGCTTGAAGTCGTTTGAGTTCGCGTTATCAAGCGCACTACGGTTCCAACCAGTTAGGCCATCAGGATCGTAAGCGATCATGCGAAGGTCTTCAACCAATTCACGGTCGATCTCAAGGGTAAGTTCCTTGGAAAGAAGGTCTGTAAGTTCACCTTCTAGATCAATGTTGTGATAAGCACGAAGATCTTGTGCAGCCTCAAGCGTCCAGAGTGAGCGCATCTTGCGAGTACGCGCAACAACTGGTTGCTGCTCGATGTGCATGTTGATCTCAGGGATCTCTTCGCCCGAAAGAGCTTCACCAGCACTTACGCTGTAGCCAAGGATCGTATCCTTGTCAGGCCAAGAAGCAATAAAGCCTCCCATCGTGGTTGATACGGAACCAGTAGCATCATTAAGGATGCTGGACATGTAAACAGTTCCAGTACCATCAATGTTTGCGCCAGTAAAGTTAGGCGTTGCCGTCTTGCCAGCGTATGTCAGGTTGTACTTGCTGTAAATAGTTTCAGCAGAACCTTTGAATACACGGTCGTTGCCTAGGTAGAAGATCTGCGAAACAGGTCCACCCATAGGCTGTACGCCAACAATATTGTTGGCAATGAGTTGTGGAAATACGCGACGAACGAGGGGAAATGCAAACTTCTGGAAAGTTCCAAGCTTACCAACCGTAGTTGGACTGCCAGCCTCGTCCATGCGGTCATGATTTTCCGCAATGATGGACTTGGCTTGGTTTTCAAGCAATTGTGCCGTTACACGCTTGGTGTAATCGTTGTTAATCCCCTCTAGCACGGGTCCCCACTTAGTTAAGATTTCTGAATTTTCTTGTAACATAGTGTTTTTCCTTACTAAAGATTAGATTGAGGCATGAACTTCATAACCTCGGGGGTTAAGAGGTCATTAAGTTCCTGGGGTACAGGGGTTCTTGCCTCCTTTTTGTCAACATCTTCTTTGATGATAACTGCTTTTTCTGAAGACTTAAATGGCTTTTCCTTAGATTCCTCTAATATATCGACTGCCTCTAAGAGTGTCGCCTTATCTTCTTCAAGCTTGTCAACTTTCTGAGTAAGAGCATTGATTGAAGTATTCATCTTTTCGGTTTCCTCAAAGGATTTCCTTAATTCATCCGTTAAAATATCTACTTCAGCCTCATACTCTTTCTGCTCTTGAACGAGGTCAGAAATTACATTATCTTCATCGCCCTTCTTCAATTCCAAAGCCATAAGTGTCTTCACAGATTCAAAAAGCGATGCATTTCGCATCGTTTCGTTCTCCTCTTGAAGCTCTCTTACAGCTTGGTCCTTTAATTCATCAACTCGGGACCTAATAAAACCTTTTACTTTTGCTTCTAGAGCAGAAGTTTTTTCGTCTACTTGTTCCGAAATGACGGTATTCACTAAGTTAGCAATCTCAGTAACTGCTGCTTCTGAAAGACCTTCAGGCAACAATTCTGCGATTGGTAATGTTTGTTCAATTTTTGATTTCATAGCGTAACCTCCAGCCATCACAATATTTACAGATGTAATGTATAATTAATTAAAAATTTTTATTTTTTGCGTAGTTGATTAAATAGCTTTTGAATAAAAATCTTCTCTGATAAAGCCTTATCATATGTAGCTTTAACCGTATCTTCGATAAACTTAGAGTCTTTACTCTCATTTACCAAGCCAGGAAACGCTCCTTTAGTTGATGGATCAGCTACTAAATCAAAGGTTACTAGTTTAAAATCATCATTAACTACTGAATAATCCCCTTTCTCCGTAAGGGAACCCATTCCCCTTGAAGAAATTCCTAACTTTACCCCACCTTTAATTAAAGCTTGGGCTACCTGCCCACAAGGAGTATTAAGGATCTCTGCTTCACCAAGCATATCATCCCCCTTCATATGTAATTTAGTTACTAAATGAGAAACATTTCCTAGCTTTACTGCATCATGTGTAGGGTGATCTAATTCTCCCATTAATCGTCGCTCTTGAATAGCTTCGTCTAATCGGGTCATTTCTCTAACTAAGAGTTTCTTTTCATAAATTCTCTTATTTTGATTAGGGGTTCCTGCCCTCTGGAATACCCCTGCAATCTTCATGGTTCCATTAGCTTTGGACTCCTCTAACACTTGCATGTCTTCAATAATAAAGGTATCAGTTATAAACATTATTTGCCCCCTACGGCTTTCTTAGAATTCTTAATCTTATTTTTCGCACCTGGGCCATACTTATCTTTAATTCTCTTAGAAGAGGTAGTACCGTGCTTAAGAGCGGTTCTCATAGAGTGAGCTTTAACACTCTTAAAATCTGCGGAGGGGGTTGCGCTACCAGGAGTAAACCCCTTAGCAATCTTACCCTTACTTTTTTCTCCCCATCCTGATTTGGAAATAACATAGAGCCTATCAGCCCCCTTAGTACTAAAAATCTGTCCCGCATATCCCTGCTCTAGTGCTTTAGCTATAGTAGCGTAAACTCTTACCCTAGCTTTTCTAGATTTTACGGCCCCTTTTTTGTCTTTAGCTGCGTCAGTTTTGGGCTTACCCCGCTCTGTTAAGATATCAAACAAAGTCATCGTGTAATAGCCTTCTTCTTCTTCTTACGAATTTTATTTAAAAAAACATCCATTTTTTCAGCATTCTCTTGCTCTTTCGTCTTGGTAGCATCAGGTCCTGCCAAATTAACTCCTAAGCTTCCAGCAGCGGTTACTTCGGTAAGAGTTCCTTTTACTTCAAGCAATAAATCTTTAATTTCTTGAATGAGAGTCTTAAGTTCTGCAACCTCTGAAATCTCTTGAGGGGGAGAAGGGGGTGAAGACTTCTCTTCTCTTATGGGCATCTCAGGAGTTTTTTCCTCTACAATACTTTGAACAAAGTTAGCAGGGACCTCTACATCAGAAATATCTGGAGCTTGTGCAGTCACATCGGCAGAATATATAGACGGATTGGCTTCTAAGGACGGGGCACCCTCTTTAGGTGCCTCTATTGTCCCCTGAGCTAACAAATTTTCTGCAAAATCTCCAACTGAGACACTCATTTCTTACCTCATTTACCTTTGGAAGCCTTCTTAAGCTCCTTAACCTTCTTCATAACGGACTCTTTTTTAGACTTCTTCTTCTTTTTGCTCTTCTTGGATGCGTTGATATCCATATCGGCTTTAGCATCTGCCTCAGCGTCAGGATCTTCTTCCGAAGCAGCAGCATCAGCTTCTGGGTCATCATGTGAGTCAACGGCATCATCCTCATCATCGCCATTAAACTCATCAATAGATTGCATAGCAGCTTGGATCTGAGCGACATGCTCTCGGATTTGCTCATCACTAAGCTCCTCCTCAAGAGTGGACTCGCATAGAGGACAAGTATGCACCTCAACGCTTTCCTTCATCTCATCATCATATTCCTCATCATCCTGCTCCTTAACCTTCTTAGAAGCTTCCTTGACCTTCTTAGCTTCCTCTGCGGGAACCTCTTCTTCTTCGTCATCCTGCTCCTTAACCTTCTTTTCCTTTACGGCTTTCTTCTCTACAAGCTCGATCTTTGCTGCGTCCCACGCAGCGTTTTCGAGTAGAGTCTTTACAAAGCTCTCTTCAACTTTTAAATGTTCTGACATAATAGTATTCCTTATTGTTGTTAGCTCAGGACAAACAGAGGTGTCCTTACCTTATATTTATATACTCTACTTTAAGTATATTATTTTTTATTTTATTTTGTTAAGCTCCATTAGCAAAAACATTAGAAGAACCGCTAGAAATGATATGTTCTGGAACAGGGTTTCCATAGTCATCACCTTTTCTCCCCATTGAAAGCCCATTAGCAAGCACACTTGGGGAAAAAGTGTTTAATGTCGGAGCATGTTCGCCACAGCAGGGGGGAAAAGGAAAGGGGTGTATGATCATCGCATCTCCCTCGCGCACCACCCCTGCTCCATTAACAAAAACATTTAAAGATCCCTCATCCGTGAACTGCTGGCTTTTATCCGCGCAACAGGGCTTGAGGGCTGTACTAATCCCATCAATAGAATCAACAGTATCTATTCCATCCGATCTAGCTAGTGCTGCCATTACAAAAACCCTCCAATTTTACCTTTGTCAGAGGGGGGATAGTAATTTCCTGTTACCTGTGGAATCTTTTTAGGTATTTGTGGAGTTCCTCCTTGCTTCAGTCTAGCAGCAGTAAAAAAAGTTTTTTCCCTATCTGTCTTCTTAACAGAGAAAATCTTAATATTATTATACTTTCCATCTAACACCCTTGCTCTAACATTAGCAGGAGTTCTCGCTATGTAGTTAATAAGCTGTGGCATAGTAAATCTAGTCAGTAAGTCCCCTTGAGGGAGCCCCTTTCCTAACCTTCCCCTAGTAAGATCATAGGAAGTTTTAATATCTTCAATCTTATTTAATACTTCACCTAAAGGAGAGGGCTTTGATTTATAAATAGTTGTTGGACCTACTAAAGCGTCTAGTGCTGGGGTGAAATCATCCTTATTATTCTTATGCTGCTGGAAGGTAAAGGCAAAAATATCAGGTCTTCCGTCCTGGTTAAGTCCATTAGCGGCTTTCGTAGTTTGTACATAGTCTTTATTAAAAATAGAAGGTAAAGGATTCATTATAATAGAGGCAGATCGTATAACTGGTTTATCAACCTCATACTGTTCCAACACTGAACCCCCCTGTAATACATTATAGGCAGTTACATTGCTTGGAACAATTAATAAATCATTAGGTATCCTACGGGGGTAAACCTTTCCATCAAAACCATCTAGATCTAAGTCCGTAAAGGTAGCATTTACTACATATCTTCCCAACTCATCTTGGTTAAGGAAATGCCCCCACCAAGGATCATCCACGGGAATGTATACTGTATTTCTAGGCCCAGAGTGTGCCCCAACTATATTGTTGAAATTTAAAGCAGAATCCCCATCCTTCCATGCCCTTGTATACTCAACTTTAGTTTGTTTGGTATAAGGGTCAGTATTAGGCACATCTTCAAGGCTATCTGCATTTATGGTAAACAGATACCCTTTATTAATAAGGGACCCCTCCCTATCTATATTTCCCTGCTCTACCTCATCCTCATACTTAGAGCTTACAGATAGATTAAACCCATATTGAGTGCTGTTTTGTTTAGCGAAGTGTGCATAAATTACAGACAGGTCTGGAGTATCAAAATTATATGCAATATTTCTATTAGATTTTAATTCAATGGTTTCCTGCTTTCCCTTTACAGTTCTTACTTTAATGAAATCATTTGTCTCAGATACATGTTCAACTTTTCCGTTTGCCCTTGTAACCTTAAGTTTATTATTCGACCCAATTGCTGCACTAGTAACCTTACCAAAAAAGGTTCTTACGGGAAGACTTAGATCAATATCAGGAGCTACGATCCTGTACATCTGAACCATGCGTTGCTGGGTTCCTTTTGCTTTATAAGCTTTATTGTCTAAACTTTGCTTCTTGTCTCTCACTAATCCAAAAGCGTTGCGCCTACTTCCCGAAAGTTCTATCTTTGGAAACCCCTGTGGGAAAGAATTCTTAGCCCCTTGGAACATTTCTGTAAATAAGCTTTGAGAGTAATCATTCACATTTCCTTGAGAAACAGCTAGAGTAATTGCAGTTTTTAAATAAGTACTAAGGGCTAGAGAGGATATATTAGCAGTCTCTAATTTTGCTAAGCTTTCTTTGGTAGCTTCACTAAGCATTTTTGCAGTGAGATTAGAAAATAAATAAGCTCCTATAGTTGTTCCATCAAAAGGAACCTCTGCCCCTAATCCCGCAAGTAATACATCATTAACAAAGTTAGGAACAAAAGTACCCATAATATTATTATCAGTATTATTTCTATTAATTATATTGGTAGCACGACTAAGAGTATCAGGGTCATCAGGGATTAAATAATTATAATCTCTATCAAAAATTTCCATCGAAGGATCAAAAGGAAGGAGGTCATTAAGAGGAGCAGTATTTCTTGATTCGTTTTCGGCTGTATCAAAAGCATCTGCTATAGTAGGACCAATAGGAACATTTAAAGATTTATTTAAAATAACGGATCCAGTCTTTTTGCTAACAGGATAAGAAGGAATATTAGAAGGACCCTTTGTATCTGTGTCCCCTGAATTTGAGGATATAGTTGACCAACCAACAGGAGTATTTCCCGGAAGTTCATAAATCGAGTCAGATCCTCCAGTAGTGGTAGGACCATCTTTGACCTCAAGAGCCAGAGCAACATCTATATTAGTTCTCTCAACGCTAGTAACAGGTCCCGCAGGACAAACGGTAACAATTACATATGTATCAGGACATTCCCCACTACAACCAACACTACCTTTACAAGGACTGGTCGTTGATCCTGGTCTAACCTGAACATCATTCCCCTTAGCCTTCTCCCCATTAACAAAAGTATCTAAAGGATCAGTAGGCGTTGGTCCCATTGAAGATCTACACTCGTAAGTAAAAAAGTAAGTAGAAACTGTACACCCGTCATCCCTAATAATAGGGGGTTGACTAGGATTAGAAAAGGGGCCTCCAGTACTTACACAGCGACAAGTACTTCCCGCAGGAGAAGTTGGACCTACTCCAGTAGGCGCACCTGGACCTCCTGGGGGTGGGGTTGTTGGCCCAGTAGGCCCAGTAGGCCCAGTAGGCCCTGTTGGATTTGGCGTTGGCCCCCTTGGTCCTGGGGGGACTCCAAAAGGTCCAGGTCTTGGTCCTTCGGGATCATCTACACCAGTAGGTCCAATAATACCCCCTCCATGATACCCTCCAGGCCCAGTAGGCCCAGTAGGGCCGGGTTGCTGGGGTACTACAGCGCAATCCGAAGCAACTTCAGGATCCCCACGGTTTCCAGTAGGTCCTGGATTATAAATAAGGTTTTCATAACAACATTCATGCTTAAAAACCATTATATTACCTCTTATTTATTATTACGATAGATCAACAACTGTCCCTGTATAAAGAGGAGCAGTTGGTGATAAGATATCTCCAGAGTTACCTGCTGTCTCAATCAAAGTATAATTGTTTGCGGCTCCCAAATTACTATTTCTATTAAGAACAAGCTCCTTATAAGCAACTACTGAAAACTTAACAGTAGGATAAAAACACATCCCAAACTTAGGGGCAAATCTTGTGGTGTTATTAAAAGTATCCCCTTGTTGATTCATTCCCCATGCTGTAGATGTAAACTGTGGTAAGCAAACTTGATAGCTCAACCAATCATAAGCAGCGTTAGGACCAGGAGGAGATTTTCTAGTTCCATCACAGTTATTTCCGTTACTGGCTTCTTCATCTGTTACTCGACCATCACATATGCCTCCATTACTCTCTGGAATGGGCTGAGAAGCAGAGTTGATATAAAATACTGCGGATTTCTGTGGGGTACTAACAACAGGACCTTTGTTTACATATAATCCAGAACCTAAGCCTTTATTAGTACCTGCTGACGAGCCACCCGCTGTGGGATCAGAGGTAGAAGTGAGAGGTCCACAATTCACATATTCTACTAGAACATCATAATCTTGCGCCCAGTCTGGGAGTATAATTTCAATACGCTTAGTATTGGTAACAATCATTGCTTGGAATTTTGTGCTTCCCCAACTTGGATTAAAATCTACATCTAACCAGTTAGCGGATTGGTCCTTCGTTCCTCTGATAGAGGCCACTCCCCCAGGAAGATAGGAAATCTGCCGTGCTGCGCTCCAACCTTCAATAAACATCCACCAAGTAGCCTTAGCAGATTTCTGTGCGCCAGTCATAACTGAGGCTTGGTTTAAAGAGTTATAAGGTTGATCCCACTCTGGGTAAAGAGGAATATTTCTTCCCTCCGTACCTCCTGGGAGACCTAAGTAGGTTCC